TGAGTTAATGTCTTTTGACGAAAGAAAATTCATAAAACTACCTATAGATGGGTACATGGATTTGCTAGGCATTACTCCAAACACTTCACAGACAGGCATTATCAATGCTATCAACAATCCCAAGTATCGTTTTGTAACTGCTGCAGTTTCTCGTAGGCAGGGTAAAACTTATATAGCAAATATTATAGGACAGTTAATAACACTAGTCCCAGGAGCCAATGTTCTATTGATGTCTCCAAATTATTCATTATCACAAATTTCATTTGAACTACAAAGACAACTAATCAAACACTTTGATTTAGAAGTTGTAAGAGATAACGCAAAAGATAAAGTAATAGAACTATCTAATCACTCAACTATAAGAATGGGTTCTGTAAATCAGGTAGATTCAGTAGTTGGTAGAAGTTATGACCTAATTATATTCGATGAAGCAGCACTAGTTGATGGTAGAGATGCGTTCAATGTTGCACTAAGACCCACACTAGACAAAGAAAACTCAAAAGCTATCTTTATTTCTACACCTAGGGGGCGAAACAATTGGTTTGCAGAGTTCTGGTACAGAGGATTCTCAGATGATTTTCCAGAGTGGTGCTCAATTAAGGCAACTTATCACGAAAACCCACGTATTTCCGAACAAGATATAGTAGAAGCTAAAAGAACTATGTCAGAATCAGAATTTAACCAAGAATATATGGCAGATTTCAATGTTTTTGAGGGACAGGTATGGTCTTTCAATCAAGAAACTCAATGTAAAGATTTAACCGAGATAGATACAACGAATATGGATGTGTTTGCAGGCATGGACGTAGGGTATCGAGACCCAACAGCCTTTTGTGTTATGGCATACGACTGGGATAAAGAAACTTTTTACTTATTAGACGAATATTTTGATTCTGAACGAACAACTGAACAACATGCAATGGAGATTCGCAAACTTGTAGACAAATGGAATATAGATTATATCTATATCGACTCTGCTGCTCAACAAACACGTTTTGACTTTGCGCAAAATTACGATATTACTACTATCAATGCAAAGAAATCTGTTTTAGATGGTATAGGACACGTTGCTGGTATAGTAGATAACGATAAATTATTTGTTCATCAAAGATGTAACGAATCATTAACTTGTTTAGACCAATATCAGTGGGATCCCAACCCTAATTTATTAAGAGAAAAACCTAAACATAACTATGCCTCTCACATGGCAGACGCTATTCGCTACGCGTTATACTCATTCGAGACAAGTGTCACATCATTCTAATTACCCCATCGCAAAAATAGTTCTTGACAGAAGCTCAAATATTTGGTACAATTCTTGTATAGAAGTGGATATATGGATTTAAAAAGAGATTTAGTAAAGTATGTTAGAGACAAAGCCAAGTCTAAATATAAAAAAGAAACGCAGTGTTTTATTTGCGGAGGTCAAGAAAAATTAGACTTTCACCACTTTTATGGCTTAACCGAATTATTAGAGACATGGTTACGAAAAAACAAGATAACCATAGAAAGTGAAGCAGACATATTAGCTTTACGCGAAAGATTTATAGAAGAAGAAAACAAAAAAGTTTATGACCATGCTGTTACATTATGTCATGAACATCACTTAAGATTACATAGTATATATGGCAAACGACCTAAACTTATAACAGCAAAGAAACAACAACATTGGGTCAAAGTTCAGAGAGATAAATATGGCATGGTATGATTTTATAACTGGTGGTAACAAAGATACGGAGGAGAAACTTAATCCTGCGCAATATGTTATATCCAGAGACCAAGGCTTAGAAGTTGGTACACGAGAAGTAGTAACTAACTATAAAAATGCTTACGAACAACTAGAGGTAGTTAACCGTGGAGTCAACATGATAGTGGACGACGTAGCGGAGATACCATTAGATGTTGGAGAATCAATACTAGGTACTACTCCGATTGTAAAGAATGTAAGAAGAAGTAGAGTTGATTTACTACTTAATAAAGAACCAAATCCTTTCCAGGATGTGAGTTCTTTTAAAAGAAACCTTATTATTGATTTACTAATTGACGGTAATATTTTTGTTTATTTTGATGGAGCACATTTATACCATCTACCAGCTGATCACGTTACAATACACACAGACGATAATACGTTTGTAGAGAAATATACTTACGACCATAGTATAGACTACAAACCAAGTGAGATTATCCATATTAAAGAAAACAGTTTCAATTCTATTTATAGAGGAGTACCGAGACTAAAACCAGCTTTCAGAACTATGCAGTTACTTGGAAGTATGAGAAGGTTTCAGGATAACTTCTTTAAAAATGGAGCAGTACCAGGATTGGTACTGAAGTCACCAAACACACTTTCTGAGAAAATTAAAGAAAGAATGTTACAGGCCTGGGTTGCTAGATACAATCCACAGTCTGGCGGAAGAAGACCATTATTTTTAGATGGTGGTTTAGAAGTCGAAAATTTAACTGAAGTAAACTTCAAGAATTTAGACTTCCAAGATGGAATAGCTACAAACGAAAAGATAATTCTTAAATGTTTAGGTATTCCACCAATTTTATTGGATAGTGGCAACAATGCAAATTTACGCCCTAATCACCGTTTATACTATTTAGAAACCATAATGCCAATTATTAATAAAATTGCTTATGCTTTCGAGAGATACTTCGGGTTTAAACTAGATGAAGAAGTTTCAGGTATTCCTGCACTTCAACCAGAGCTAAGAGACCAGGCAGCTTATTATGCTACTCTTGTAAATACAGGCATCTTAACACCGAACGAAGCAAGGGAGGCTCTTAGATTTGAGGAGATTGACGGATTCGATCAACTCAGAGTTCCTGCGAATATCGCAGGCTCTGCAACCAACCCCGAACAAGGAGGCAGGCCAGAAGAGGCAGCCCCAAGCGAACAGGAAAACTAAATATGACAAAAGATATGCAATTAAAAGCCCTGTCAAAGTTCTTCGCAAGCAAAGGCGTCGTAACTATGGACTTGGCAGAATACAAAGCAGTCGGAAATGATGTGCCTTTAAAAGACTTTATGCTTAGAAGAGCATTTGGCTCTTGGAATAGAGTACTTTCCGCACAAAACAACAGATATCCAGTTGTCCTAGCAGAACCTAAAAAAGTTGCACCTAAACCTGCACCTAAAAAGGTTGTGAAGAAGGAGAAAAAGGATGTCAAATAAAATTTATCACTGGACGAGTACTTTTAAATCATTAGGCGAAACCGACGATGGTGGAATAAACATCAAAGGTTCTGCAAGTACAAATGCACTAGATAGAGCTGGAGATATAATCGAAAGCGATGCATGGACTAAAGGTGGATTGGAGAATTTTAAAAACAATCCAATTATACTTTTTAACCATGATTATAACAAACCTATCGGTAGAGCAACGGGTTTAGAAGTCACAGACAAAGGTTTAGATATCACTGCAAAAATATCTAAAGCTGCTGGCGACATTACTCATTTAGTGAAAGATGGTGTTCTCGGAGCATTTTCAGTTGGATTCAGATGTAAGGAATCTGATTATATGACTGAAACCGATGGATACAAAATTAAAGACGCGGAACTTTTTGAAGTTTCTGTAGTGTCAGTGCCTTGCAACCAAGGGGCAACCTTTGGCTTAAGCAAGTCATTTGATTCTATGGATGAATACAGAAAGTACCAAAAAGAAACTTTACAGGCTAACTCAGATGCAACAGCAGACGCTGTTAAGATTGAGCAGCCAAGCGGGGAAATAGAATCCCCAAATATGGAGACTAAAATGTCAGAAGAAAGAAAGACTCCTGAAGTGGATTTTGACTTGGATAAATTTGCAAATGAGGCAGCTGAAAAAGCTGTTGCTCAGTATGCAATGAAGCAAGCCGAAACTAAAGCAGCACAAGAAGCAGAAGCTAAAGAACAGGCTGAAAAGCAAGTTCAAGTTGAAGCTGAACAGAAAGCTGCTCAAGAAGCTAAACAGGAAGAACAAAAACAAGTGGTAACTAGCGTTATCTCTGGAGCTGAAAGGCTCATGTCTGATGTCGAGAAGAGAGTAAATGAGAAACAAGAAGATTTAGAGTCTGTTGTTAAAGGTTTACAATCAGAATTAGCAGAAAAGTCCGAAGAAATCATGAATATTCGTGAATCAAAAAGACATTTTGCTGACAGACAAGGAAGAGGCGACTGGAAAAAAGTATTCGAAGCGGATATTCTTGATGCCAAATTTGCTGGTTTAGCTACTGGTAAAGGTTGGAACACAGACGCAGCTAAAAGTATTATGGAAAAAGCAAATGCACATTCAGGTGTAGGTGTTTCTTCAGATGACTTTGAGCAAATCGTTTCTACAAATGTTGAAAGAGACATTCAGAACGAGTTGGTGTTAGCACCGTTATTTAGAGAAATCCAAATGACTTCAGCTAATATGATAATACCAGTAATGCCAGATAGTGGCTATGCTGAGTTCACTGGAAACCAAGCAGCTACTGGAAGTTCACCTCACGGTAACTTATCACAAAGAGGCGACTCTTATAACCCTGGTTCAGCCGGTGGTGTTGATTTAAGTGAGAAAATATTATCAACCAAAAAACTTATTTCACAATCTTACTTAGGTAATGAAACTGAAGAAGATGCAATCATGCCAATCTTACCTCTCATTAGAGAATCAATGGTAAGATCACATGCTAGATCAATTGAAAATGCAATCCTATTAGGTAACCACGCTGATGGTGTTTACACTTCAGGAATTTTTGATGGTTTAATTAAAATGGCTGATGCTGATTCCGATACTGACACAGACGTCGGTGGCGGTTCAGGTGGTATCTTTGCTGCTAGTGATAAACTAACAGCTGCAGACTTATTAAGTCTAAGAAAAGGTATGGGTAAATATGGTATTAACCCAAGTGAAGTTGTCTATATTGTTTCACAAGATGGTTACTATAACCTACTTGAAGATGCAGAGTTCCAAGATGCTAACCTAGTTGGCGACATGGCAACTAAGCTATCTGGTGAAATTGGACAAGTATTTGGTTCAAGAGTGTTATTATGTGATGAGTTCGCTTCTAAAGCGGCTACAAAACATAATGCAATCGCAGTATACCCAAGAAACTATGTAATGCCTAGATTAAGAGGTGTTACAGTTGAGTCAGACTACGAAGTAGCTAACCAAAGAAGAGTACTTGTGGCTTCACAAAGACTTGGATTTGATGACTTAATTGCGGGTGCAGACTCTAAGAGAGCATTTAAACACGCAGCAGCTAGTT